TGACTCCGCCGTCCGCCTCTTTGTCGAAGTCGAATACTCCCTCGACCGCCAATGCGCCGCCATGTCCTGCCGGAATCGGCACCTTCGCCACGCCGACCAGTTCGCCCTGCACGATCACGTCGCCGGCAGCCAGATTGCTGCCCGGCGTGTAGTCGATGGACCCGCCGTCCTGAATGAAATCCGCCATGAGTGGTCGTCTCCTGAATGAATGGAAGATGAACGAGCAGGACTACGCGCTGGCCTTCAGCGCGCCGCGATGATCGATCCGGGCGACGCCGAAGTCGAAGTAGCACCGCAGTTGAATGCCGAGCGTGTTGAACTGAGCGTCGGCCGTTTCGATGGTTGGTTGACGCTGGCCGCGCAGGTACGCGACCTGAAACGCCGGCAGGTTGTTGGGGTCGGCCACCAGATACCAGTTGGAATTGGACGCCCCCGGCATGCCGGCCAGCGCCAGATAAGGCGACGACTCCACGCGGAACCGGCCGCGGTAGGGGTTATCGACGCCCTGCGATTTGTTGTTCGCCGGCGTCTGATTCACCGAGGCCGAGGTCCACAGCTGATCGGCCAGGTACTTGAGTCCTGGCGGCACGAGCAGGATCGCCGGCTGGCTGTAGATCGGGTCGCCGTCGGCGGCCACCTGTCCGAGCATCGCCGCCTCGCCCAGCCCGAGCCCTTCGACGGAAAGCGCAGTTCCGGTGAGGCGATTGCCCTTCGCCACCGTGTAGAACGAATCGCTCGCTTCCATGATGGCGCTATAGAGCGCCTTCTCCACCGCCAGCCGCGCCTTACGCCCTACCGAGGCGAAGAGTTGCTGGAAGGCATTCACATCGTCGTTGATCAGCGCGTCGCGGCTGTACGTCAGCATCTGACCGCGCGTCTCCAGGCGATTCGTGTAGGTTGTCTCGTTCAGCTTGCCGTGCTTGATCTCGCCCGTCGGTCCCACCTTGGCGAACTCGCCCGTATGGTCGAGGCGGAACATCGTGTAGGTGAGGAAGTTGTTGAAGTCGGCCTGCTGCGCGATCCGCTCGTAGGTGCCATCCACCCGCGTGAACGAATCGAGGAGCAGCTTGTTGCCAACCGTGCCGAGCAAGCCGGGCAGATCGACCGTCGAGAAGCCGGCCTGAATCTGATGCTGGACCACGGTATGAAACAGTTCCAGGCCATCGTGAGGCGCAGCCTTGCCGTCGGCCTGGAGTGCTGCGGCAATCGTCGCGTGGAGACCGCTGCTGCGGCGCTTCCAGGCGGCTTCGACGACTTGGGGACCGAAGTCGCGATCCTTCGCGAGCCACTCGTCACTCACGCCACAGCGCATCAAGAGGGCGGCCGCCAGCACCGGCGTCGTGGGAATCGCGGAAGTCGTAGCCCGCGGAACACCGACGTTCGGCCGCTTGAGAAGCTCACGGTGAATGGCCAGTTCGGTTTCCTGGATCGTCCAGCCGCCTTTGATCGCCTCGTCGGCAATTTGTTCCAGAGCATCCAGGTCGCAGCCTGGATTGCTGTCGATGGCGGCTGCGATCAGGCCTTTGATCTTGGTGCGGCGCGTTCGCTCACGCCGCGCCGCTTCGATCACTTGATTCGCTTCGCCGTCGTCTCCACCCTCGCGGGCGATCTTTTCGGCTTCGTACATCGCTTGCAGCGAGTTGATCTGTTGTTCGCTGAGGTTGTCGGGCGAGAAGCCGCGCCCCTCGATCCATTCGCGGATTTTCGCGTGCATAAGTCCACCTTTCTGGGGTTGTGCGGCGGCCGCCGCGATGTTGATGGTCGTCGTGTCGTCGGCCCCGTTGGCCACAATGGCGACGTGCTTGAGGCGCGAGCGCCGCACCAGGAGGAAGCTGCCGTCGTCGGCGCGGATCGTCCGACCGTTGACGATGGCTTGCTTTCCCTTGGTGATGCGCTCGGTTTGCAACGGCTCGGCGGCGACGCTCGCTTGCAGCGGCACGCCGTCGCGGGCCAGGTCGATCACGCGGCGGGCCCTTTCGCTGGTGCGGGACAACGTGCCGTTCACCGCCAGCCGTCCTTCGATGCGCGCTGGCGCGCCGCTCCCCAGCACCGCGTCGATGCTGTTTTCATGGTCAGCCAATAGCGGCACGCGCTCGGGCGATTCAATTCCTTCCACGTCGATGACGACGCGGCCATGTTCGGCCACACGCATCAGACCGCCGTTGTAGGCGGCGACATGGATGTGCGCGGGCTTATCCTCCGCACCATCGGCTGTCGCCTCGACGGTCGCCGGTCCCACCAACCGCAATTCACTCAGCTCGCTCGGCATCCGCTTCCTCCTCCTGTGATGGGATAGTGGCCGATGGGATAGTGGCCGGACTGACGTTTGCCGGCGTGAGGCCCAGTTCGGTCATCAAGGCAACTTCCTTCGCCCGCTGCCTCAGCTGCTCTTCCCAGTCGAGTCCGCGACGGGCGTATTCCTCGGCGAGCGTGGCCGTGTGATTTGCCAGACGCGTGGCTTGGGCGCTCGCCTCTTTGGATGGATCAACATGCTCCCTTCCGTCCCAAAACCACTGGTGGTCCCAAGTGGTGAACGGCGGCAGGCCGGAGGGAATCAAGCCTGGGATTAGCACCGCCTCATCGAGCCAGGCGGAAAGCACGCGGTCGAGAACCACGCATTCGAGATGTGATTGCTCGACGCGGATCGATTTGAAATAGGTCTGATGGTCGAGCCGCCCGGAGGCGTAGTTGTATCCAGAGGAATCGGCCCGCGCGACGTTCGCCGGCATATTCAGACAGCGAGCAATTTCGTTCAGGATTTCGCGCTTAAACTCGCCATAGGTTGTCGAAGGCTGCTCGGCCTTCATCTGGTCCATACGCCAGCCGCCCGGCATCGTGACCAGTGCCCGCTTCTCTAGCTCGATTGGCTCGAAGGGTTCGGCGGCGTCCGCTTCGCCGTTGGCCGGAGCGTCGGTATAGAGGATGCCTGCGAAGTCGGCAGCCGTTTCAGCGGCAGCAAGTACGGCGAGCGTGAACCGCCGCAACTGAGCAAAAAGCGGCAGGGCCGGCATGACATCCGGGATACCGCGAGCCTGGCCAGGTCGGTCAGCACGGAACCAATGAATGACTACTGACGCAGGCACTCGGTCAAATTCACGCTGAATGCCAAATGCCACTTCACCTGGATGACGCCGCAGAACGTGATACTCGACCGGGTTGCCCGCGTCATCGAGTACGATGCCGTCAATGTTGTTCGCTTCTTGCGCCGCTAGGTCGGGTGAGCATACCTGGTCGGCTTCGATCAGCCGCAAGTCGAGTTGCACGGCTGTCGTCAGGGACGGATTGACGGTCAAAATGGCGAACGCTTCGCCGTCGGTTGCGCGGGCCGCTCGCATCGTGCGGAGCTTGTCGGCCAAGCGAGTTGCCTTGGCCCAGAGCATGAACTGGCGTTCGATGGTCCGATTGGCTTCAGCATCGGCAGTGAGGAGTTGCAGTCGCGGCCCGGTGCCGACCACGTCGTTAGCCAGAGTAAGCACGATGCCGCGTGCATAGGAGTTGTTGGCCGTTTCGTAACGGGCGCGAGTACGCAGCACGCGCCGCACCTCGGCGTTGTTGGCAGCGTTGGCCGACAAAGCATCCGCGTTCGCCCAGTGCCGGCGGTTCTCATCGCTAGTCGCGGCCGCGTCGTATCGGGCGCGAACCATTCTCAGGTTGCGAGCTTGCACGACACGAGGGAGGCGAGGCGAGGCGAACAGATTGGATAACCAGGCGAACACGCTTTAATCAGCTCCGGGAGGAACGAGCTTGTTGAACCGCAGGCCGCGCGATTTCGTTTTGGCCGCTTCCTTTGATGCGAGATACTTGTCAGCTGCGATCTGGTCGGGGAGCTTGTGCTGCTCCATCGACCCGGAGTCGCCGGCGGCCTTGGCTGGCCCCTCGGCGTTTTCGCGGATCGTGTCTTCGAGGTTGTTGTCAGGCATCAATGCGTTTCCCTACTTGAAAACATCCGCAAAACGCGCGCGAAATGCCCCACAGAATTCTTGAGGCGAAAGAGATAACGCTACATCTAGCAATGCTGCGTTCTTGCGAAGCCGATTGTCTGCTCGAAGGTCACGAGCTTCCGTCCGCAATGACGACACACTTTGCGACGGCGAATTCGTCCATCAGCCATTGGTTCCGTGTGGGTCGTATAGAAGTGCCGACAGCCACACTTGGGGCAACAGATGCCGCGCTCTGATCGCTCCGAATTGGTTTGCTTCATCGGCGACGGCTCCGTTGAAGCTCGGCGAAGCTGACTCGACCGCGTTTTGTCGGCCCGGCCATTCCGCCCGTGCGATCCAGCACAATGCCTTGAATGGATGCGGCCGCCGCGCAACCCACAAGGCAGTCGAACCAGTGGTTGTCGCCCCGCTCGGGACGCATTTTCCATTCATCCACGGTTCGCCCGCGGCCTTCCGTCTTCACGCGGTACTCGGAGGTGAGATGCTCCGCGAAGAGTCGATGTTGATCGGCGCTGTCGCCAAACAAGGAAAGACACCCGCGGTCTCCCATCGGAACCGCGAGCCGGGCATGAATGAAGGTCTTCCAGAAGTTGGTGTCGTAAACGACGTGCCGAACCGCTCGCTTGCCGGCCACGTTGGGCATTCGCCAGTTGTGACCGATGCGATCACCAGGCCGGCGCTTGTATTCAGAGAACGGTTGGCTCGACGCGCCCACGAACCGGCCGTGGCTGGGCATGATGATGCCGGCATGCGCTGACTGCCTGCAGAACTGGTAGACCACATCGGTGCTCGAACCCCAGTTGGCGTCGATGAGGCAGCGCTCAATCCGCAGCATGGCCCCATCGTCGCGCCGCCACTCGCGGCCGAGGTACGAGGAGGTCAACTGTTCGAGGCCCGCGTAGATTGCCCCTTCCAGGCCGCTCGCCTTAGTCACCAGCGGCAACGTGAGTCGGGCGTCGCGGAGCGTGAAGTACGGACGCTGCTGATCGGGGAACGCGCCGTAATCGATGACGTACCCTGTGAAATCGTCTTCCCAAGCCGCAACGACGAAGAACAGCAGGTTCGCCTGCACGTCCACAAACATCGTCAGTTGATTGCAGCCAACCGGCACGAGGCGGCGCTGCATACGGTTGGTCTTTCCGGCGATTTGATCGGCCGAGAGTTCGTCTGTCTCGGACGTTTCTTCGGGCAGGGGTTCGTTCTGATATTCTGCGAAGAACGCTGCCTCGTCTTGCAACCGCAGATTCATCGCGTGCTGAATCGCCGACAACTCATCGTGGTTGTACCGTTCGGGCCAGGCGATTTCCGCCCCGGCGTCCATCGCCTCGCGGTCGGCGGCGTAAAACTCAGTGGCCAAGCGAATGTCGCCGTGGGCGCGGAGACTCTCGCCACGCAGCTCGCCGTAGCGCTGCCACTTCTTCTCTTCCGTCGGGAATGAATAAACCATCTTGGTCCGCTCGCCGTTCCACTCGGGGTGCTTGTCTCGCGAAAGAATGTTGTCTGCCATGTCGCCAGGGCGAATCACGGTGCAGGGCATAATGCCGCTGATCTTCTTGCCAGGACCGGCCAGACCGAGGATCGCACCGGCCAGAATGCCCTCGCGCGTCGCGCACTGCGATAGCGACCGGGCACTTTCGTCGGTTTGAGGATCATCGATGACCACGAGCGCGGGTCGCACCGTATGGCCGTCGGCTCGCTTGTACTTCATGCCGCGAATGCGGCCTGTGATCCCCGCGACCTTGATGATCGCTCCGCTGGCGGCGCTGCCTGGCATGGTCGGCAGCACGATCTCGCGGGCCGTCCAGCCAATATGCGTGCGTTCGCCCTTATAGAGCTGGCCGTTGCAACGGTTAGCGATCCCGTCCAGCGCCTGGATCGGATAGACGACTTCCGGAAAGTCTTCGAGTAGCAGGTCGTTGCCGTCGAGCTCCATCTTGATCGAATCGAGCATGTCCATCGAATGACCTTCGTCGCTGCCGATCAAGCACACGAAGTCGCGGTGCCCATTCAGCACCGCCCAGATGCAAGCGCACTCACAGATCGTTGTCTTACCGCTGCCGCGCGGCATCGCCATTGCAAAGAGGCCGCCACGCAACACTGCCTGTTCGATCTTGGCGATGACCTTCAAATGGTCGGGCGACCAAGGGAGATGGAATGTGAGTGGGAAGTACGACTCGCAGAAGAATCGGAAGTCAGATGCAGCCCTCGATTTTCGCTCGCGACTGACCACCTCGGGCAGATCGCCGATGTCTCGCCCCGCAATGGCGAGCGCGACGTTTCTTGCGCGGGCACGCTCCTTCAGCTTCTCATAGGGATCGCCGTCCGGTTCCGCTTTCGGCGTGTGTCGTAGCTCGACGAGCCAGGCGACGTAGCGCAGCAGATCCACGTGCCGCGCGTCGCCAATGCGCATGCCGGCCCGCGTGCGATGGCGGTGCAACTGCCGCTCGTTGATCACTTCGCCCAACGGCGTCGAGTTCAAGAGCCGGGAGAGCTCACTCGGTCGTAGTTTCCGTGGGTCATTCGCCACGCCCCATCTCCTTCACGAGCCACGCGGCAAAGTGGACCAGGTTGATGGTGCCGTCGGCGTTCGTCGGAGCGCCGGCGGCTACGTCGTCGCGAAGCATCGCGGCGGTTACCGGATGCGGGCTGGCAGCCGATAGCAGGCGGGCGGCCTGTTCGATAGTCAGCCGGTTAGGGTTTACCGGTGCGTTCTCAGTCGCCATCGCTTCCTCCCGTCTCCTAGGTTTCGCGACTGACGCCACGGGACGCGAACTGTGGCGATTTCGGGCAACCTTCGCCTCCTGGTTGGCTCGTTTTCCCGACACCCACGGCGCAAACGTGGGGCCAATGGGCGACGCGCGAAAAAGCTGAGAAATCTCGGCGAAACGCAGCGTTTCTTGGCTTGAGGTTCTGGCAAACACCTGGCTCATGTGTGTCACGCGGAGCGAATTCCGCCCGCGAACGACACCCCAAACCAGGAGCCAACGAATGAACGCCAACGAGATCGCCTTCGGAATCGAGTTCGAGACCACCTTGCCCAATGCCGATACGACGCCGATTGGTCCCTACCACCACGGCTATCAGGTTTCCTGGTTGCCGGAAGGTTGGCGGGCCGAGAACGACAGCAGCATCCGCACGACGTTCGACCGCAAGGCCTGCGAGTTCGTCAGCCCCAAGCTGTGTGGGCCAGAAGGCCGCGCGCAGGTCGAGCAAGCCATCGACGCGATCAATGCTCACGGGGCCAAGGTCAACGAAACCTGCGGGTTGCACGTCACCATCGAATGGAATGGCGACGCCACCGCCTTGGCGAGATTGATTTCGCTGGTCGGCAACCACGAACGAGCCATCTTCGCCAGCACCGGTACGCGACGCCGCGAGCAGACGATCTACACGAAGCAGATTAAGCAGTACGGCGACAAAGACCGCGCCAAGCAGCGCTGCGAGGCCGACCGCTACCATCTGCTCAACCTCACCCACCTCGCCCGCGGGCGGAACCGCATCGAGTTCCGCGCCTTCGCCGGCACGCTCAACAGAACCAAGGTGCTGGGCTACCTGATGATGTGCCTCGGGCTGGTCGAGCTCGCTTTGAACACGACGCGCTGCGCGGATTGGGACTACGAGAAGAAGGTGGGAACGAAGAGCTGTTGGGATCGCCCGGGCGCGGGCGAAGGCGAAACGGAACTCAACCGACTCTTCTACCGGCTCGGATGGACGAAGGGCTGGTACAAGGGCGAGCTCCGCAACAAGGTCTTTGGCGAGATCGCGGGCGACGGGGCGAAGCCCGACTGGAAGGCGATCAAGACGAAGCTCCTCGACCTGGCCCGCAAGTATGACGACGCGACCCGCGTCGTCGCCTAACGCGGGTGCGAACGACG